CATTTGAGAATATCAATAGTATTGGTAAGCAATGGATTAGAAGATTCGCTCTTTCTATCTCCAAAGAAATGCTGGGTCAAATTAGAGGCAAGTTTGCTACAATCCCGATTCCTGGAGATTCGGTAACATTAAATGCTTCGGACTTACTTTCACAAGCTAAAGATGAACAAGAGAAATTACGCGAAGAGTTGAAGACGGTCCTCGATGAGATGACATACAGCAAGATCGCACAGACGGAAGCAGAGATCACAGAGGCAACTAATAAAACTCTTACCAGCGTCCCTAACGGCGTATACGTAGGATAGTTTATGGCCGAAGAGAAGGACAAATGGACTCGACCATCCTCTCCGCCACCACCTCTTTTCATCGGAGAGAAAGAAAGAAACCTTGTTAAACAAGTTAATGATGAACTTATCGAAAGAGTCATAGGCCAGCAGCTGGTTTATTACCCCATAGACACGAAGACAACTAATTTCCACCCCTTGTATGGAGAGGCAATAACAAAGACCTTCTTGCCCCCAATAAGGGTCTATGCACTGGTAGAATGGGACGGACTTAAAACCTCTACAGATCATTACGGGATAGACAAGACAAATGAAATAAATATTCACTTCCACCGCAGAAGATTAACAGAAGATCAAGACCTGTTTGTCATCGAGGGTGATTTCGTATTATATGGGAAGTACCATTACGAGATTGTTTCTTTAAATGAAACAAAACAATTGTTCGGACAAATAGATCATAAATTTGAGATCTCCGCCAAGGCAATAAGATCCAGAGAGGGGTTGTTCGATGGCTCATGATGACAAAAAAGACTATTCATACACAGGAGTAGAAGATCCTTCGATAATCAAGGAAGAGATCTATATGCCATCGACGTTGGAGACTATAGATTACGCTATGTATAACTGGCTCAATGAAGATCTCAATGTATTTTGTACAACAAACAAGGGATGGAAAAGAACCCCCATTGTCTGGTCTTCTCCCGAACGAGCTAAGTTCCGAGAAGATAAAGAAGCCAGAGACAAGCACGGAGTTTTAATTCTTCCAGTTATATCGATAGAAAGAGGCCCAATATCAAAAGAGCTTTCAAAAAGAACGAAGGTGTATGCTCCGATGCAGAGAATGAGAGATATCCAAGGCGGAGAGCTAACGATCGCGAGAAGAATAAATCAAGAAAAAACTTCTAATTTCGCAGAAGCCGATGCTTACAGGACACACAGAGCAGACTCCAACCTCAGCGATCGTAACCGGCCACGCAATAATAAAAAAGTAGTATATCAAACAATCTCAATTCCAATTCCAACGTACATAGAGATTAGTTATAGTATAACAGTGCAAACAGAGTACCAGCAGCAAATGAACGAAGTGCTATCTTCTTTTGTCGCAGGAGAGAATCCCGGCCCCGACAACTATTTTTACATTAATCACGATGGGCACAAGTATGAGGCGTTTATGGACACTTCATACGAGATAAATAATAATATCTCTAACCTCCAAGAGGAGGAAAGAACGTATCAGACTGTAATGAACACAAAAGTAATTGGATATATATTCTCTCCAGATGAAAACGGAAACAGACCCAGGATTACAACCCGGGAGAATACTGTTGAGTTTAAAATATCACGGGAGAGGACTCTTTTAGATGAAAAACCAGAGCACATTGGCAAAGAAGGCTTTTATAAAGGATAAATTGGATTTTCGCGAGAACAATTACTATTTATAAGGTGAGTATGTTTTATACATTAACTTTCCAAACGAAGGGAGCAACAAATAATGTCAATCGATAAGTACAAATTCGTATCACCTGGCGTTTTCATTAAAGAAATCGACAAATCACGACTTCCTGCCTCCGCCCAACAAATGGGCCCGGTAATTATAGGCAGAACAGAGAAAGGCCCAGCCTTCAGACCAACAATGGTTCAATCATACGATGAGTTCACCAAGATTTTTGGTGAGCCCACAGCCGGCGGAGCTGGCGGCGATGTCTGGAGAGAAGGAAACCTTTCTTCTCCCACATACGCTCCGTTCGCCGCAAAAGCTTATCTCAAGAACAATGGCCCGGTAACAATTGTTAGGCTCTTGGGGGTCAAGGACAGCGACGCAGCAGGAACAACAGCTGCAGACGGCGCCGCAGGCTGGACCGTCCCTTCGTTGGATGACGTACACACCGGCGGAGCATATGGCCTATTCATGGTCAATAGCGCCTCCGCAGGTGAAGCTCTAACAGGAACCCTTGCAGCAGTCTGGTACTGCCAAAATGGTAATATTGCTCTATCCGGAAATACCAGAGGTGATGTGACCGTAGCCACGGCTTCTAATGGCGCCCTAATTGATAGTGCGGCGAAACAAGAGTTTAAGGCAGTGATTCGAAACGCCGCGGACACAGCCACAAAGACATACGCATTCAACTTTGATCCGAACTCAGACAAATATATTCGAAGGGTCTTCAATACAAACCCAATTAAGACAAATGCCACCACTACAACTTCTGACAGTAGAGAATCTTATTGGTTGGGTGAAACGTATGAACGCTCTGTCCAAGATAAATGCTCCGGTACCGACCAGCACGGCATCATTCTGGGCCTCAAGGGTGGCACGAATCAGGGAGGCGACTTCTTAGGTATCGACGCCCGCCCAGCAGAGAGTGGCTATTTTATTGCTCAGAACTTCGAGCATGCAGCTGGCGTCGGATACATCGCCAAGAACCAGCCTGGCCTTTTCAAAGTCGTAGCCCTGGATACTAATGGTGAATGGAACCAGCGAAATATTAAGATTTCAATTAGAGATCTTAAGGCTCCGGTTGATAAGGATGTTAAACCATATGGTACCTTCACACTAGAGGTGCGAAAGATTGACGATACAGACTCCAAAAAGAATGTGTTCGAAGTTTTCAAGGGTATGGATTTAAATCCTAATTCTCCAAACTACTTCGCAAAAGTAATTGGTGATCGTTATATTGAGTGGGATAGCACTGAGCGCCGCTACAAAGAAAAGAACGATTATCCAAATAATTCTCAATTCATTCGAGTCGAAGCACACGAAAACGTGAAGAATGGCTTGGTTGATAAAGAATCCTTACCGTTTGGCGTCAGGGGCCCTCTTCGTTTCAACTCATTCCTAATATCAGGGTCTGCCAATTCGGCAAACTTAGTCACTACTGACAGCTTTGTAGTAGCCTCTGGGATTTCAAATATGCACACGAACGCGGGAGCATCTTCGGTACATATTGGTGCCGAGGGCGCGGATATGATTATGGAATTCCCATCCATCGCTCTAAGGGAAAAGAGCGACGCTCCTGAGAGCTATGCCGATCATAAAAAGGCATATTTCGGAGTGGACCTGCGTCAAAATGGAAGCTCTACTAGGTTCGACAAGAGTAACCTTGATATGACGAGAGCCAAACCAGGCGACGTTGGTAGCTTCACAACTTCTGATCCAACAGACTACATGTGGACTTTCACATTAGACGATCTAAAGCTGCTGGAGAACAATAACGACAAGCATGCAGAATATTCTGCCGGCTCTTGCGCAGACTCTACTTCTATCACTTCAATGAGCGGTGGATACCAGGCTGTTCTCGACGGCGGATTTACCAAGTTCACAACGGTCCTTCACGGAGGCTTCGATGGGCTTGATATTACAGAGGCGGATCCATTCAGGAATACGCTCCTAGATGGTAAGACCGTACTTGACAGCTACGCATATGCTTCAGTCCGCCGCGCTCTAGATGTAATATCAGAACCAGAAGAAATGGAATTCAACTTGGCATGCATGCCGGGTATCACAGACGAGAGTCTGACACAAAAGCTAGCTGATATTTGTGAAGAACGCGGCGACGCCTTGGCGATCCTAGATCCAAAGGGCGGATATGAACCAATTCATGAAGGCGCTCCGGGTGCGTACCCGTCGAATGGTTCCGTAGCTTCTACTGTTAGTAATATGAAGAGCAGAGACCTTGATTCAAGCTACGCATGCTTGTACTACCCTTGGGTACAAATCAAGGATACGACTTCTGGCCAGCTAATATGGGCCCCGCCATCGGTCGCCGCCCTGGGAACTATGGGTTCGAGTGAAGATCGCTCTGAGCTTTGGTTCGCACCAGCTGGCTTTAATAGAGGCGGATTATCGGAGGGGTCAGCAGGTGTAACAGTTATATCTGCTCGTGAGAAGCTAAGTTCCGACCAACGCGATGATCTTTACGAGAGCAGAATCAATCCGATTGCTTCGTTCCCATCAGAGGGCATCGTGATCTTCGGACAGAAGACTGCGCAAATTCAGAGTTCATCTCTAAATAGAATTAATGTAAGAAGGCTTCTGATCCACCTCAAGAAGGAGATCTCTAAAATTTCGAATAAGATTTTATTCGACCAAAACGTTCAAGCAACTTGGAATCGTTTTCTGGGACAGGTTAATCCTCTACTCGCCAGCGTGCAAGCGCGCTTTGGACTAGAAGATTATAAGGTAATCCTGGACGAATCAACGACAACTCCAGACTTAGTAGATCGAAACATCATGTATGCCAAGATTCTTCTCAAGCCAGCAAAGGCAATCGAATTTATTGCTCTAGACTTCACCGTTATGAAGTCCGGCGCTTCTTTCGATGATTAAAAAAATACAACACTATATATACTATAGAATAGGAGACCTATAAAATGGGATTTTGGAACGATACAAAAAAATTAGAGCCTAAAAGAAAGTTTAGATGGTATTTAGAAATTGCAAGTCTCGGAGAGGAGGCCTTCTGGATGGCCAAGAGTGTAGAAAAACCATCTTGGACTATGACAGAGCACCCTCATAAGTTTATCAACCACACGTTTCACTATCCTGGCCGCGTCGAGTGGCAACCAATAAATATAACTTTAGTTGACGTCGCCGACCCTATCGACATGGGCGCCTCGTTTCTGAAGATTTTGAGATCGGGAGGCTATAACTTTCCCACCGACCTCGCCGCCGGCTCACAGACCGTTACTAAGCAGAAAGCGACCAATGCCCTAGGAGGCATGGTCAATATCCGCCAGATCGGCGGGAGTAACACCGACGTTCTAGATTGTTGGAC